GACAAGAAGTTCTTGTTTGAGATCTCCGGAGCTGCCAAGACAAGATGCAGCTCAGCGCGCGGTGATCTTGTATGCGACCGCAGCTCTGCAGGTGGACAAGATTGAGCGGCGATAATCTTGTCCCTCCAGGACCTGAGCTCAGCGCACAAAACACGGAAGCCCTCGCAGTGCGAGGGCTCCCTATTCACTTGACTCTGGCTATGCAGCTTCGCCTAAGGCATGCGACAACTTCCGCTCTGCTCAATCAAGGTCCGGTCTCTGCACTCAACGGACGGCACACCGAGCCAGCCGCCTTACGGCGAATGTCAAAAAGGTATTAAATTAATGAGTAACCAAATAATACCATACCCGTCTTGTTTGCGATTCGGCGATCCGCCGCTCAGTGAAACAAGAAGATTGCGTATATAATCAAAGCATGAGACAGGAAATCAATAGCAATTTCGAATTCTCGCCTGAGCAGCTCGAAGCGGTGCAACGAGTGATTGCTGCCGTGGAGAAAATTCGGGATGCGCTGATAGAGATGGTGCAGGCGTTTTTCGAAGCGGCCCGCCAGGCGGTTGAATTCCTCTACCGCTCATGGACACACTTGCAATTACTCGAATGGCGAGTGCCAAATCAAATTGCCAAATTCCTTTCCCGAAAAATGCCAGACCGGCTTGCCTTCGATCTTGGTTTTCGATGGGTCCATAGTAAGGTTCAGGCTCTGGAGCAATCTGTGCTACAATTTTCGTAATTAAACAACTCGTTGCGCTCCTGATGTAGTTCGGGAGACTGATCGGAGTGACGCGCCCGGTGACCTAAGGTCATCGGGCGTTTGCGTTTCCTGGAGGCAGATGGAACCGAAATATCTTTTGATCGTGAAAGTGGCGAGGGGACTGGTTGTGCGCGATACACCGCGACCCGAAGGACAGGGCGGCAGGCATCTGCGCAGTGTGGCAGTGGGTGGGAACCTCTACGCTTACGGTATTCACTTTATCGATCAGGTTCCCTATGCGCGATTGGTCCCGCTCAACCCACAACAGCCTGAATGGGTGCGTGTCGCCGAAGCGGATGGCAATACAAAATATGTAGATGTGATCGATCTACAAACCAATGACAGCACGTCTGCCCTGGCAGATGCTGTGACTTTGCTGGCAACCGCGATCCGTGAGCTGGCGAGTAAGTAAATCGTGAAAGGTTTAGCGAATTATCTGGATGATATTTTTTACTGGACAGGCGCAGCGTTGATCACTACCGGCGCATATCTGCTTTTTCCTGTTGCCGCTTTTTTTTCTGCCGGCATTTTTTGTTTATTCTTCAGCTTCCTGATCGCACGCGCGAGGGCTAAGCAACTGTGATCGTTACTGGCGCATTAACACCTACGAAACAAGCGGAGCAGACAGGAAGCTTGAGTCTGTTCCGGACCAGGGCGGAAACTTCTACGCGGGACGAGTGCAGACCCGGGCAAAACAGCCGGTGGGTCCGGAGCTGTCGAAACGCGTCGCTACCGTTTTTCGATGTGCCAACACGATCAGCGACGATATCGCCACAATGCCATTGCAGCAGTATCAGCGTGTCAAAAAAGGTGAGCTGAACGCAACACGGAAGATCGATCCGGATGCGATCATACGCAATATGGCTTACCTGCTCGAAATATCGCCAAATCGTTGGATGTCTCCGTTCGTCTTGAAAAAGACTTCGGTCATGTGGCTGTTGTTCTGGGGGAACTCCCTGATCTGGCAGCCGGCCCCACCTGCACAGCGCGAGTTATTCATCCTGCCCACCAACGTCACGACTCCCAAGTTGGATCCAAATGGGGATCTGTGGTACGAGGTGCGCTTTCCGAACGGTGATAAAAAATTCATTCCGTCCGTCGAGGTGACGCACGTGATGATCAACTCAACGAATGGGATCTGGGGCAGGTCTATGCTCGAATATGCGCGTGAGACGATCGGTCTGCGGATGGGGATGTCTGCCACGCAGAGCAGCATCCAGGGCGGAGGATTGAATCCATCGGCGTATGTGCAGGTGAACGCCACGCTCGATAAGGCCGGGCGTGAGAGGTATCGCGAGGCATATAGTGAGATCCTGGCAGGTTCTGACAATGCCGGCAACCTGGCGGTCTTCGACAACAAGGTTATAAAATTCGAGCCGATCACCATGCAGTTCCGAGATGCGCAATTCCTGGAGAGCATGCAAAGCACCGATATGGAGATCGCCAATTTTTTCAAGTTCCCGGCATACAAACTTAATTCGGGGAAGCAAAGTTATCAAAGCAATGAGCAGCAGGACCTGGATTACCTGAAATCCACGATTGACCCACATGCGGTTCAGTGGGAACAGGCTGCCCGCCTGCGCTGGCTGTCGGAGGCGGATCAAAAAACCAATTACTTCAAATTTAACCGAGACTCAATTCTGCGCACCAATGCCAAGAGCCGCGCGGAGCTGCATGCGATCCAGATCAATTCCGGCACGTTGACACCCAATGAGTCGCGCGAGATCGAAGATCGCGATGGTTACCCGGAAGGCAACAAGTTCGTCATGACGAGAAATAACGGACCTGTTGGGACACCGGAACAAGGAGAATGAGCATGACAAGATCAAGCGATCAGCTTCCCGAAGTTGGCGGAGATTCCAGGCTAGAGGAATCGCTGCTTGTGGAGTCCGGAATGCAAGGGACCGCGAGGCGCGATTTGCTTGGCAAATCGTATATTTTGCAGGCGTTCGTGGAAACTCCCTGGGCGATCGTGCCTCGGCAGTTGATCGTCCTGCAGGAGATCGTTGTCATGCATGTGTCGGGCCAGAAGCTGGATGCGGAGGAAGTGCAGACGAGGATCCATGGTGCGGTCCGACCACAAAACCGGCGAGTGAGTGCGGTGGCTGTGCTGCCATTATTTGGAACCATTTTTCCCAGGGCGAACCTGATGACGCAAATGAGTGGTGCGACCAGTGCTGAGCTTTTTGGTAAGCAGTTTGCGGAGCTAGTCAAAGATCCGGAAGTGACTGCGATTGTGTTGGATGTAGACAGTCCGGGTGGAACGGTGGATGGCATCGAGGAATTATCCAAACAGATCTTCGATGCGCGCGGGCAGAAGCCGATCGTGGCAGTAGCGGATCATCTCATGGCTTCGGCAGCTTATTGGATCGGGACCGCGGCGGATGAGGTGATCGTGAGCCCGTCGAGCGAAGTGGGGTCGATCGGTGTGTTTGCGGTCCATGAGGATGTCAGCAAGGCTCTTGACCAGGAGGGGATCAAGGTCTCCCTGATCAGCCAGGGGAAATTCAAAACGGAAGGCAACCCGTTCGAGCCGCTGAGCGAAGAAGCCAGGGGAGCCATCCATACACGGGTGAATGATTACTATGACGCGTTTGTCGAGTCGGTCGCTCGCAACCGCGGCGTGAAATCTGTGGATGTGCGGAATGGTTTTGGTGAGGGGCGCGTGGTTGGGGCTCGCCAGGCAGTTGCGTTGGGGATGGCTGATCGAGTGGGGACGCTGGAAGAGACCGTTGACCAATTACTTAATCGGAGTATCCCGGCTGGGGCGACATCCGCTGCGCAAGCACCAGCACTTCGCAGCAAGTCGCTGCAGCCGGATATGACACACGAGGCGCAGCGCCTGCGTGACTATGTTCAAATCTTCAAGTAAGGAGAACTAGATGCCGAACCTAAAACCCTATTACGATGCCGCGTTCGCCGCGGATGCAGAGGTGAAGCGCATCCTGAACGAGATGGATGTTGCTTTCAGCGATGGGACACCGGAAGGCAAAGAGAAGGCGCTTTCGCTGCGCCCCGCGCTGGACGAGGCACAAAAGAAAGCCAAGGAAGCCAATGAGTTGTATGCCAGTATGCGGGATGCGTCGCTGGTAAATGACAATGCGGCTTCGCTCTTCACCGCGCCTCCCGATCCCGCCAAGGACGACCAGAAGGATGCGAGTCCCAAGGTCATGAAGCGCGCTGAATTCAACGCGCTTACCCCAAAAGACCGCCTGGCTTTCGCAAAATCTGGCGGAAGAGTCGAAGACTAGGAGATTGCAATGGCTAATGAGAACACACTCACGGGGTTGATCCCAACTATCTATGTGGCCGCCGATATCGTTTTGCGCGAGCAGACCGGATTCGTCGGCGCGGTCTACATGGACCCGTCTGGTGATATGGTCGCCAAAGACCAGAACATCACGTACCCAATCGTGCCGACGATAGCGGCTACG